TCGCACGACGGTGTTGCATATGATGGACGAATGCGCGATATTATGGGAAACCATGTGGCTTTAGTTAAACACGGTCGCGCTGGTCCTGACGTGTACGTCAATGATGAATTACCCCCTTTGGAGTCTCCCACAATGAAGCGTCCCATGTTGCTGGCTCAGTTGATCGCCTCCGGTTTAATTGTCGGCGGCACCGAAGAACAGAAACTTGCGCTTGATTCCAAGCTTGCCGAAATGACTGCGAAAGACGGCGAAGCTGCAGAAATGGAAGACGACCCCGAGAACCCCGGCGCGAAGCGCAAAAAGAAAGCCAACCCCGGCAAAGGTGAACCCGGCGAGCCCGGCGGCGCGCTTGCAAGCGATGCTGCAATTGAGGCCGCTATCATTGCCAAGGGCTATGTAACGCTTGACGATGCGAAGGTGCTGGCCGAAGACGCAGCGAGCCGCGCAACTGCCGACGCAATCGCCAGTGTCAACGCATTGCACGCAGCTCGCGAAGCTGTGAAACCGCTGGTTGGTGTCATCGCTATGGACTCGGCCGAAGCCGTCTACAAATTCGCCTTGGATCAAGAAAAGGTTTCATACGACGGCGTCCACGCGTCGGCGTTCCCTGCCTTGATTGCTCAGATTGTTGCCCGTAAATCGGCAACGCCTGCAGCGCCAGTTGCAACACCAGTGATGGCCGCTGACAGTGCTGTACTCGCAGCATTGCCGGGCCTTGGTCGCATCGTCGTAGCAAGCTAACCCACACCCTTCAACCTTTCTCATTGCACACCAAGTAAACGCGAGGCTTTAATCATGGGCTTTCAACGAATCATCAACCAGCAACCCGCCCCTGCCGTCGCTGGTGATTTTGCAAGTAACAACCCTCGCACGTCGTTGGTGCCGGCTGTTGATTCCGGTCTAGTAGCTGGCGACGCCAATGTGCGCGTTGGTTACTTCGCATGGGCTGCAAATGATGGCAAGGTATACAGCTCGCTCGCTGCTGCTGCCGCTGTCGGTGGTGCAACCATCGGTTTCGTTGCGCGCCAACCTAACATTCCTTCGGCACTGATTACGGCGTTCCTTGGTGAGTCCGTCATGACTCTGCAAATCGGCTTGCCTGTCACGCTGCAGACCTCGGGTGATTACTGGGTAGACCTTGCTGCGATTGACCCGGGCGATGGTATTTTCGCGCTCGCTACCACTGGCGCACCGTCCCTCGTGGATGACGCCACCACGGAGCCTACCGGCTTTGCAGGCGCTTCGCAGTCGAAGGTTAACGCCGTCACTGCAGCCACCACGACCATTGCGGTTACAACCGGCATCATGACCATTGCGACTGTGTCGTCAGGCGTCGTAGAGGCCGGCCAGCGCGTCACAGGTACAGGCGTGCCCTACGGCGTGCGAATCCTTTACCAGATCGGCGGCACCCCCGGCGGCGCGGGCACCTATCAAACCGACAGCTACAACCGTGCAGCGGTTGCGGCCTTCGCGGCAACGATGGTGCAAGGCGACTTGGCTATCATTTCCAAACAGGGCGCATAACAGCGCCCTTCGGTTTCACTTGAGTAACTGATTTTTTAAATCCCACAGGTTGAGGTAGTAAACAAATGCGTATCCAGAACGCCAGCCGCCGAGGCACCGACCATGCAGCGTTTGCGGCTGCGATCAAGGGCGGTCATGCCGCCGCGCTAATCGACAGCCTCAACAAGACGTACGGCCTTGCCTTGGCAAGCGACGCAGCGTTTAAAGGCGTTCTGCCGCGTGTTGTCGTGGATACCTACGACGGCAAGGGCAACGTAAACGGTAAGGCGTTCGGTGATGCTGACAAGATCGCCTTCGACGCTCAGCCCGAGCTTGTAACCGTTGCCAACGCCGGCATTCCTGCATTCTTGTCAAACTACCTTGACCCGCAGTTGATTGAGGTACTTGTCACCCCAATGCGCGCCGCAGAGATTGCGGGCGAAATGAAAAAAGGTGATTGGGTCACTACTGTTGCAACGTTCATCGTTGTGGAATCTGACGGCCAAGTCAGCGCTTACGGCGATTTCTCGAATGCCGGTAACGCTGACTTCAACTCGAATTTCCCGCAACGTCAGTCGTTCCATTACCAGACCTTTACCCAATGGGGCGAAAAGGAAATTGCATACAGCGGCCTTGCTGGCTTGGACTCTGCAAGCCGTAAGAACGTTGCCTCTGCCCTTGTGTTGAACAAGTTTCAAAACAAGTCGTATTTCTTCGGCATCGCTGGTTTGCAGAACTACGGTCTGTTGAATGACCCGAACCTGTTGCCTTCGATTGTGCCAACTAACGCATGGTCAACCGCAACTGCTGAACAGGCTTGCAACAACATCGTTGACCTGTACACCCAGCTCATCAACCAGACCGGCGGTTTAGTCGATGCTGCAACCCGCATGACCTTGGCGATGTCGCCCGGTCGTGAGGCCGCCTTGCACCGCATCAACTCTTTCGGCCTGACTGTGCTGAAGATGATCAGCGAAACGCTGCCCAACCTGACCATTAAGGTTGCGCCTGAGTACGCTACGTCTTCGGGCGAACTGATGCAGTTGATTGTTGACGAAATGGACGGCCAAGAAACTTGCACCGCTGCGTTCACCGAGAAGATGCGCGCACATGCAATCGTCATCGGTTCGTCAAACTTCTCGCAGAAGAAATCGCAGGGCACTTGGGGCACCATCGTTTTCCGCCCTGTCATGATTGCCTCGTCGCTCGGTTAACGTACACGACTGCATCCGCTATGTACGATAACAACGCCCTCGGTGTGTACCCACATGCCGAGGGCGTTCCCATATCAGGGGTTTACTACAATCGCGCGTCTTCGGTCGTCTCCGGCAGCGAGGTAGGCTTGCGCGCTGGCGCTGGGGGCGTCGCTATCGGGCGCTTTGGTTGGGCCGAGCCTGACGGCACCGTCAGCAACGCGCGCGTGTCTGATGCCGGCGTGATTGGTTTGGTAGTGATTCAATCGGGTGATTGGCGTCGCGTGTATTGGGACGGAACAACCCACACTTGGCGCATTCGCGAAGGGCTCAACCTGACGATGTTGTCAGCCGCGCCCGGTATTTTGGTGCATATCCCTAACGGTGCGCAGTGGAATCAACGCGTATATACAAGCCCGCTGGACGGGATACCCGTCGCCGGGTACGCTGTTGACCTTGAGCCGACCCGGTGGGCTGTGGGCAAGCCTCACACCCCGGGCGGACTTTCACTACTCACTACTTGGAATCCACTCACATGAATGCACCTAACGTACTGACAGACACGAAAGCATCGCGCGTTATTGTCGGTTGCAAACTGCCCAACGGCTTGCACCTTGACTTGAAAGACAAGAGCGGCGAAGTGCGCCGCGTGACCATCAACGGCGCGAACTCTGCGCGCATCGTTGGCGGCTATGGCTTAACGCATGACGTCGATGCTGAGTTCATGACTGATTGGTTTAAGCGCAACCACAAGCACCCTGCAGTGTTGAATAGAAGTATTTTCATTCACGCTGAAGAAGCAAGCGCCCGTGCAATCGCAAAAGAGCAAGCCGAAGTTACAACCGGTCTGCAAGCGATTGACCCTGTCAAAGCCGGCATGCTCAACAACGAGAATGACGAAGTTGATAAAAAGGAACTGAAGAAGTTCCGCGAAATGCAGGCGAAGAACCCCGACCGCAATCGCCAGATTGAGGAATAAGCAATCATGTCTGTAATACCGTGCGCGCCGGTTGTTGTCACTCGCGGCATTGTAGTTTTCGACGCGGCTGCGTTTAAGACTCAGTACCCGCAGTTTGCAACAATCGACGACGCGGTGTTGCAGGTTGATTTCGATATCGCAACGCTGTTTTTAAACAACTCATGTTGCAGCGTTGTCAAAGACGCCAACATACGCGAACGCCTGTTGAATATGCTGGTTGCCCACATTGCTGCGTTGTTGCAAGGCGAGAACGGCAAGCCGCCTGCAGGCATCGTCGGCCGTGTGGATAAAGCCAGCGAGGGCACCGTGTCGGTGTCAGCTTCATACGTTAACGACATGAGCATGTCGGAAGCTTATTTTGCGCAGACTCCCTACGGCGTGATGTTCTGGACTGCAACCGCTGGTTTCCGCGCGTTTCACTACGTGCCGGCACCGGTCAACGGTTGCGTTGGTCGTGGCCCGGGCTTCTTCGGCCCCGGCTCTTTCAATGGTGGCGGATGTTGCTGATATGGCGTTCAGGGCCATCACCGCAACGGTTAAAGGTGGCTCGGCCTTAGAGCGCCACCTACGTTCAATCGAGAAAAGTTTAGGCCAAGGCGCGCACGTGCGCGTAGGTTTTCTCGGCAGTGCGACGTATCCCGCCGGCAAAGATGTAGGCAAACAAGTAGCACAGGTTGCCGCATGGAATGAGTTCGGCACGATTGCCCCCGATGCCAACGAAGAAAACAACCAAGGCGAAACACCGAAAGGTATACCCGAGCGCCCCTTTATTCGCACGATGGTTGCGAAGAAGTCGCCGCGCTGGGGTCAGCAGTTGGGCGTTGCATTGAAGAAGTCAAACTACGATGCAATGAAAGGCTTGGCGATCATGGGCGAAATCATGCAAGGTCAGATGCGTGATTCTATAGAGAACTGGACCAACCCGCCGAACGCTGACGCTACGGTGAAACGCAAAGGTTTCAACAAGCCGCTGATAGATACCGGTTTCATGAAAACGAGCGTTGACTATCAAGTGCTCGATGGTGAGAACTCAAGCGATGACGATTAACGTTCGAGCTGCAGCGAATGCCGCAATACAAGTGGTCAACCCGGATTTGACGGGCACGTACTACGCGTCTAACGGCTACACAATCAACGCGGCATCAAAGCAGATTCCCGCCTATGCGACCGGCGTCGCTATGGCGTTGCAGTTGCAAGCTGTGACCGCGCAGGATTTGAAGCACTTGGAAGGCTTGAACATTCAAGGCGTGTTGCGTTCGGTGCATATGCGCGGCAATACTCAAGGCGTGGTACGCATCGCCGCCAAGGGTGGCGACTTGCTCTACTTCCCCGAAGTGCCCGGCGGTACGTCTCGCATCTGGCTTGTTGTCAAGGTGCTCGAAACGTGGTCCGATTGGTCACACGTAATTGTGAATCTGCAGACTGATACTGCTGTGCCGAGCTGAACAAATGCCGTTTACCGTTTCCATCACTGAGCAAGATTTATACACCGCGCTAAGTGCATTTTTAGCTACGGTGCTGCCGGCCGGTGTGGTGACGGTTCAACTACCGATCAATCGTGCGCCTATGCCCGCCCCGGTGCCGGGCTTCGTGGGTATCTCCACGAGCATGCAAAAACGCATCATGACGAACCTTGATCGGTGGGACCAAAACGACCCCGCGCCGGCATCGATCGACATTGAACAAGCCGTGAAATTCTCGGTAAAACTAGACTGTTACGGTGCGGATTCTTTCGATTGGGCTACGATGTTGTCCACGCTGTTGCGCGATGAATACGCGGTCACTGCGTTGGCTCCAACGATGGCCCCGCTCTACACTGACGACCCGCGTTTTATGGCGCTGACTGACGGCGAGGCGCAGTACGAAAAGCGATGGATTGTTTTAGCCCAATTCCAGTACAATCCGGTTATAACCACGCCCATGCAATTCATGGATGCGGCGGCAGCCGATCTTATCAACGTTGACGTGAGCTACCCACCATGACGAATTCAATCCCCGCAAGTCAATTGGTTAACGTTCTGCCTTCAGTGCTGAGTGCAGGCGGCAACCCTCTATCATTGAATGGGGTCATGTTGACCAGTAGCACCCGCGTGCCAATCGGCACCGTGCAGGCTTTTGCAACGGCTGATGATGTCGGCGCGTTCTTCGGCTTGTCTTCGATTGAAGCAACGCTTGCTGCTGTGTACTTCAACGGCTTTGACCGGGCGCAATCGTTGCCAAGCACGTTGTATTTTTCACAGTACAACACGGCAGCGGTCGGCGCGTATCTACGCTCGGGCTCGCTGTCTGGTATGACGCTGGCCGAGCTGCAAGCTTTGTCAGGCACACTCACAACCGTAGTCAACGGCGTGTCTTCAGTGTCGCTTGCCATCAACCTTGCGAGCGCTACCAGCTTCTCGAACGCTGCCGCGTTGATTCAAACCGGCATCCAAGGTGGCACACCAACCAGCACCGCTACAGTCACCTATGACTCGCAATTGAATGCGTTTGTGATTCATTCGGCAACCACTGGCGACGCATCAACCATCGCGTTTGCAACTAACACCCTTTCGGCTGGTTTGAAACTCACGTCAGCCACTGGCGCTGTGTTGTCGCAAGGTGCTGATGCAGGCGTGCCAAACGAAGCAATGAACGCAATTGTGAACGTTGTCCAAAATTGGGCTTCGTTCATGACCACGTTCGAGCCTACGACTGACGTCATGATTGAATTTGCACAATGGGTGCAGACGACCAACGAACGTTATATGTACGTCGGTTGGTACTCAGACACCGACCCATTGAACGGCCCCGCCCCTGATTCATTCCCGGGCCTTGTGGTTGCTGCAAACATGGATGGCGTTGTGCCGATCTATGAACCTGCAACCGATGCCGGCAATGGCCGTAAGGCTGCGTTGATTTGCGGCATTACCGCATCAATCGATTACGAAGCAACGGCCGGCGCACTGTCGTTTGCATACAAGGGCCAAGCCGGCCTTGTAGCGGACATCACTGACGCAACGCAAGCGTTGAACTTGATCGCCAATGAGTCGAATTTTTACGGCGCGTATGCAACTGCAAATGATCGCTTTGTGAATCTGCAGCGCGGCGTCATGCCGGGCGCGTGGGCGTTCATTGATGAATACGTAAATCAGATTTGGTTGAACAACGCGCTGCAACTTGCATTCATGGAGCTGCTGACGAGCGTTAACCAACTGCCGTACAACGCGACCGGTTATAACCTGTTGCGTGCGGCCGCGCTTGATCCAATCCAAGCAGGTTTGAACAACGGCGTAATTCAGCCCGGCGTTGCGTTGTCTAACTCACAGCGCGCACAGGTGAACACTGCGGCCGGTGTGAACATTGCCGACACGCTGCAATCCGTGGGTTACTACCTGCAGATTAAAGCTGCATCGCCCACAACGCGTGCGGGTCGTCAGTCGCCACCTATGACGCTGTGGTATACCAGCGGCGGCAGCATCCAGAACATTGAACTGGCAAGCATCAACGTTCAGTAATTCGCATTCACCTTGGGAGTTTAAGCCGTGGCATCACCAACAATCACCAGCGCAAACGCAAAGTTGACTTTGACTGCGCGTAGCCCTGCAGGCATCGTCGTAGGCCCGTTCACCGTCGAAGGGTATGCAGAGGATGCAATGTTTGGCGTTGAAGCCGTGGACTCTGCACAGGCCGTCATGGGCGCAGATGGCAAGCTGTCGGGCGGCTTCCTGCCCCAGCCTGTCAAGTTTAGCATTTCGTTGATGCCGAACAGCCCAAGCGTTGATTTATTCGACGCATGGAACGGCGCACAGAAGGCGCTGGGCGATGTTCTCATTGCGGACGGCTTCGTGTCAGCCCCTTCGCTTGGCAAAGCCTACGCGCTTGTGAAAGGCTTCATGACGCGGTTGACGCCTATCCCTGCCGCCGGCAAGACGTTTTCACAAGCACAGGTGTTTGAATTCACCTTTGAATCCGCAACGCCTGCACCCGTGACGGTGTAAGTTATGGCGCGCAAAGAACAACGGGTGTTGATCACGGCTGACGGTCGCGACAAGGGCAAAACCTTTGTGCTTCATGAAATGCCAAGTAAACAAGCTGAGTGGTGGTTCATTCGGCTTGTCATTGCGTTAGCGAATGCCGGCGCACGCTTACCCGAGGATACTTTGTTTGGTGGTGCCGCTGCGTTTGCTGAAATGCAAACCACGTTGCGCAACTCGCTGATTGTAGCGATTCGAGCAATACAAGGGCTTGATAGTCGCGACGTTAAATCATTGCTTGATGAAATGTCGCCGTTTATCAAGTTCCAACCTACTGCAGACGCTGCAGTGTTGCCGCCCGAGCAAACCTTGTTTGAAGGCGACGCGTGCCAAATCGAAGAAGTGTCCACGTGGATAAAGTTGCGCTACGACTTGGTACAGCTACACGTGGGTTTTTCGTTGGCCGACGTCGCATCGACTACCGGGGAACCAAACGCCCCGCAGGAAACGACGCCGGCCTAGTTCATTACGCGAACGTTCCGCCAGTCATCGGAACGTTAGTTTCTGCACGCCTCGCCACGTTGCACGAGCTTGATACTGTCTACAGTGTTGAGGATGCGTACAACTTGCTGGAAGTTCTGCGAGTTGACATGCACAATGAAAACATCGCACGCAACAGGCCGCCGAAATAATGGCAAGCACAACTGTAATTGATACGTTGATTGTCAAGCTAGGCTTGGACCCCAAGGATTTCACCAAGGGCGAGAAGCAAGCAGCAGCGGCCAGTGTCGCCCTGAAAAATCAGGTTAAAAAAGACACTGACGACATGGGCAGCTCGTGGCTGAAGTTCGGCGCGAAGCTGCTTGGCATTGGTTCTGCTGCTGTTGTGATTAAAAAGCTTGTTGGTGCAAACGAAGAATTGGCCGACTCGATTCGCCAGCTTGGCAACGATGCCGACAACTACAACGTTAGTGCTCGATCACTGCGCAACTTTGGCAACGTCGCAGAGATAAACGGCGGCAAAGCTGCAGACGCAACAAAGACCATCGGCAACCTATCGAAAGCTGTTTACGATCTTGCCTACAACGGTTCGATGTCCGATTCACTGATTATGCTGAGTCGCTTGGGCGTGCAGTTCCAAGACACGACCGGCAATATGCGCGATTTTGAAAGCATCGCAATGGATGCACAAACCGCTATTCAAGCATCAATGCGCAACGGCACATCACGCGCGAACGCATATCAAGAGTTGATGCAAGCGGGATTTGACCCGGGCTTAGCTAATGCGATGCTCGCCGGCAATCTTGGCGAACAACTCAAGGCGCAAGGCCGTCATCGTCAGATAGGCGCATCAGACATCGCTGCAGGGCGTGAGCTGGCAACCAGTGCAGACAACCGTAGCCAAGCGATTGACGCCGCTGCTGTGGGCGCTATGGC